TACAGCGGCCTGGCGAAGGACCACTGGGAGCAGCGCGACACCGTCAACGGTCAAGCCAAGTGGGTGTTCGTCAAAGGCGTCGTGTCCGGGCGGTTCCCGGACCCGAGCCAGATCGGCGCCGACGGACGCCTGATCGGGGCGGGTCCAGCTCCTGCCGCGGCCCAGCAGTTGGTCCCGGGGACGAACAACGTCCTGGCAGACCCGGCAGCGGCTGCCGCTGTGGCTCCGACGCTCACGCCGCCGCCCACGACCGGGCCGCAAGTCGTACCGGCCAAGACCGCACCGGACGGGACCCAAGCGCCGCTCAACGCGGGCGACGTCATCCAGGGTTTCGATCAGATCAAACCGATGACCGAAGGCGCGCAGAAAGACGCGCGCCTTGTCCCGCTCCTTATGATCGCTTACGCGCACATGCGCGACTTCCCGCCGGAGGATCTGCCGAACGCCTTCTGGAAAGTGTGGACCGACCCGGGCGAGGACCCAAGCATCGCCCAGACCTACATCGCATCGCTGGCCCCCGGGCCGGTGAAGCAGTACGCGCAGATGATGAACCAGTTCTCGCTTAACCTTTACCTGCTCTCGGGCGCGGCCTTCCCGCAGTCCGAACGCGGGCGCAATCTCCAGGTCTTTATCCCGACCCTCGGCGATGACGCCAAGACTCGCGCCCAGAAGTTCGAGGCGATGGGAAGTCTCGTCAACTCGATCCAGAACAGCGCCTGGCAAAACGATCCGGCCACCCGGCATCTTTTCCAGAAACAGGCGCACGACCTCTACCGAGTCGATCTCAGCGACGATCCCGTGGCGCCGAAGCAGAACGATCCTTACGCCCCGGCCGATACCGCTCCGCCCCCGGACACGGCAGGCCCCGCAGCTCCACCCATGTCCGACGCCGCCAAGAAAGCGGGCCTGTCACAAGCCGACTGGGACAACATGGATGAAGCCGGTTGGCGATCCTGGGGCTGGGTCGCCCCGGTGCAGTAGGTGAAACATGGCCGACCCGCTTCTCCCTCCCGACCAGCAGCAGGCGCGTGACCGAGCGCTGGCGCTCTCCCGTTCCCGGCAGGCACAGGCCGCCAAAGGGCAAATCGACTTCAAGGCGAAGCTGAAGAGCTACAAGCAGCCGCCGCCTTCATTCTTTGAGGATGTCGTCGGCGGCGCCGGGCAAGCCGCCCACCAGATGCTGAGAGGGGTCACCGGCCTGGCGGATCTGCCTGCCGCGGTCGTGGTCGGTGCTGGCAACATCCCCGACAACTTCTGGAACGCCAGCCATCCTTATTCGCCGCAGAGGCATATCCCGACGCCGCAGGAGTATTTCGGCAAGCCCGGCGAGCCGGCGATGCAGCCGACGGATCTCTTCGACAAGTACATGCCTCCGATCCGCGGGCACGAGAACGATGTCCTGAATTTACCCTGGGAAGTCGCGGGCGGCTTGATGGCCGGAGGCGGTTACCGCGGTCTCATGAGCGACACCCGGGCTGCCGCCATCGCCGACGCGAAAGCCGGGGCAATTCTCCCGACGCTGGCGCAAGCTCCGGCTGTCGCGCCGGGTATCGTGTCCGCCGTGAGCCGCGGCGCCGCGGATCTGGGGAAAGCCCTTGTCCGGGCTGGTGTCCGGGCGGCGACCCGTACCGGCGTGACCACCGCGGGGCTTCTCACGGGCAAGTATGGCGGCGGCGAGATCGGCCGCGGCATCGCCGAAGCCATCGGCGGCCCCCAATATGGCGACCTCGGACAACATTATGGCGAGCAGTTCGGCCAGGTCATCGTCCCCGGGGGAATAGACGCGATCAAGGCGCCCTTCTACAGCGGAATGAACAAAGCCTACGTCAAGCAGGGCGACGTCAACACGCCCGGGTCGTCGGCGCACACTCTCCAGGCCCTGCATGACATCGGGGCGCCCGCCGATCTCGGCACCGTCGGCAACTCCGCGGCCTCGGACATCCAGGACTATCCAGCGGGCTTGCCGCTGGCGGGCGGCCAGGTCAGGCGGGCCCGTGAGGACCTCTATCGTAACCTCGAACAGGGGGTCGAGACCGGCGCCGCCCACGCCCGGACAGCCGCCTCGGGCAGCAACACCGGCCCGCCAGCTCCCGGCTACGGCCGCAACGTCTCCGAGACCAGCATCGGCCAGCAGGCGATCGACGCAGGCGTCGAGGCCGTAGGCCAGCCCGAGCCCGACTTCAACATCCCAAGCCGTGGCATCCACAAAGCCCTGGACACCGCCTACAACGACCCGCAGACCGGACTTCACCGGAATGACCCGGCCACCGGACAGCCGATCCTGTCGCGGAACGATCCGATCGCGGTGCAGTCCGAGCACCAGGTCTACGACACCATCGAGGGCCGGCCACAGACCGCCCAGGCCATCGCCCAGCCCGACGTCGCCCGGCTGCGCGGCGAGCTGACCCAAAGCTCCAACCTGGTCATCGACCAGGCCCTGCACGCCCGGCTCTTGGCCGAGCAGGCTAATCTGGAAGCGCAACTGCGCGGGGTCAATTACCCGCCGACGCGCGCCCGCATCGAGCAGGATCTCCAGCGTAACGCTGCCGCCCAGGCGGCCAATCACGGGCCGAGCTTCCAGGCCCAAAGGGATCTCCGCGACCTCGGACACGAGCGCAGCGGCGGGGTCGTCCTCAACCAGCGGATCAGCAACGAGTCCAACGCCGCCAAGACCGCGACCATGCGGCAGGCTGCGGAAGACCGCGGCCTCGGTGACGTCTTCGACACGACCGAAGCCGAAGCCGGGAGACTTCTCGGACAGCGGGAGTCGCTCAACAAGCTCACCAAGGATAGCCAGACCGAGCCGGGCGCCTTCAGCCAGCTCTTCGGAAAAACCGGTGGCGGCGACCTCACTCAGCTCGGCGCCCTCATGGAGCACGCCCCCAATCCGACCCGGATGGCTTTCGCCGATCGCTTTGAGCTGGCGGGCCGCGGACCGGCGCAGGCCGGCACCCGCGACATGAACCCGGCCAACTACCGCCCGGCCGAGATCGTGCAGCTCTGGGACAAAGCCTCGCCCGAAGCAAAAGACGCCTACGCCGCGCAAGGAACGCCTCTTCGCAGGCATATCGAAGCCGTGGTCACAGTGGCCCGCGCCGACGCGCTGCGGACAGCGGGCAGGACCAAGCCAGGGAAAGGGAGCAGCACCCTTGGCGGGCCGCAGCGGTTCTTCACGCATCCGGCGTCGCTGATAGCCGGCGGCACCGCCCTCGGCTCGCTGGCGGGCTTCCCGGGGTTGGGCCTTCTCCTGGGGACGCTGCCGACCGCAGCCGCGAGACTCGTCGGCAACCGCTTCACCGACCCGCGCTTCGTCCAGAACGTCGTCCATCCCCCCGGCGTGCGCGGCACCCTCGATCTCTCCCGGCTCCTGGCCGCGGCCGTGGGCGGGAATGCCCCAAGCGACGGCGCCGACCAACCGGGGCTCCTGCCGGGGACCAACGACGTGTTCCTTCCCTCACCCCGGAAGAAGGCCGCCAACGAAACCCTGCGAACCGCCGACGACCTCGCCCGCAGCCCGCTGAAGACGCTTCGCGTCCCGGGGTTCTGAGATGGCGTTCGGGCTCCTTACCGGCACCGCGGGGATCAACCCGGACTTCCTCTCCCGTTTGGAGGCTCTCCGGCGGGCGCTGCCCAACGGTCTTGGCGCGCAGATCGGGATCAAGTCCGGGTATCGAAGCCCCGCGCACCAGGCCGAGCTTTATGCCCGGGCGGTCCAGAAATACGGCTCGCCGCAGGCCGCCAGGAAGTGGGTCGCACCTCCCGGACACAGCCAGCATAACCGCGGCTTCGCCGTGGACCTGAGCTACGGCTCCCCTGAAGCCGAAAGGGCTGCCCACCAGCTCGCCGCCCAGTATGGCCTGACGTTTCCGATGAGCTACGAGAACTGGCACATCGAGCCGATCGGCGCGCGCGGCGGAGCAGGTGCAAATACCGCTCAGGCTGCACCTGCGGCAGCCGTTTCGGCTCCGGCGCCCGAAAATTCGGTTGCAGATCTTCTTTCAAAAGCGAGCTTCGGTGGGGAAAGTAGTGCGCCTGGTGTCCGCTCCGGGGGTGCCGACATCGGCGGGCTGGTGTCCGGAGGCGGAACGCCCCCGGACACCAATCTCCAAACTTTTTCGGCCGATCCGCCCGACCCGCTTGCTACACCGGTTGACACTTCCCCGGGTCTTTCGCCGCTCGCCGGTCTCTTCTCGCTTCCGGCGATCGGGACTGCTGGCGCGACCCCTCCGGACATGCTTCCGAGCGAGCTGCCCGGTCAGGCCAAGCAGCTCAAGCCTAAGGTTTGGCTATGAGTCTTCTCGACACCCTGATCATGGCCGAGAGCAACGGCCGGAATATTCCCAACGTCACCGACAGCGGGCCGGGACCGGGCGGCGGCTACTTCCAGATCAAGGACGGCACCTGGAGCATCTACGCCAAGCGGGCGGGCATCGATCTCGCCAAATTCCCCAGCGCAATGAGCGCGCCCTACGAAATCCAGAAGCAAGTCGCCGACGTCATTCCGATCGGACAGTGGGGTCCGCGCACCAAGCGCCTGGTCCGCGCCGCCGGTTACAACATCGACGAAAGCAAGACCCTCGCCGAGAACATCGCCGCTGTCGGCGAGGCCGGGATCGTGCCGAAGCTCTCTGATGCGGGACGACAACTCTCCCCGCAGACAGCCAACCTCGGACCCGCGCCGAAAGGCGTCGCCTACGGCGAGGACAAGACCGCCGCCGGGCCTTCCGGCGAAGCGTCCCCTGCCGCCCAGATCGCCGCGCTCGACGCCGCCGCCAAGCCCACCCTGGCCTCGGCTTTCGGCGACGCCCTCGGGAAAATGCAGTTCGGCGGCAGTGGCGGAAGCGGCGGCAGCTCCGGGGGCTTGTCCGGGTGGCAAGACCTGGGGAACCTCGGTCTTCAGACCGCCTCGGCGATGGTCCCGGACACGCCCGCGACCAGTCCCAACCTTTCGCAGCTCGCTGATGTCTTCGCCACGCCGACGATCGGGCAAGCCAACAAGATCAAGCCGATCAGCATCGCATCGAAGAGCTGGACATGACCCTCAAGAGAGAAAACCCCAATGGCTAAGAAACCCAGCCCGCTCGCCACGATGTTGTCGGCGGCAACCGTCGAGCCGCAGCCCCCGGCGGGGGTGCCGTTCAAAGCCGGTGTGGCTACGCCTCCCCCCAAAAAGGCGCCGCCGCCGAAGTCGAAACCCGGCGGCGGCAAGAAGGCTTTCCCTTTCAGGAAAAAGTAAACCCGCAAAAAAATTTTCGCGGTTCTTAAACTTCAACCTCGGTGTACGTCGCCCAGGCTGGCGAGCATGAGCCAGAGGAGGATGCCGACTCCGAACACTCCGAAGTAGAAGTCGATCACAGCACGGAGTCGAGGCTGACGTCCTCGTCCTCTTCCTCGACCGCGGAGAAGACCTTGTTGGCCGTCGAGCGGCCGTCGATCCGCGGGGCATCGCGCTTGATGAGCTGGATATGGTTCAAGCCGAAGCTGATGCCCTTGTTGCCGCTCGTGTCGTAGTGGAAGGGCATGATGTTGGCGCGGACGATCTGACCGGCCCAGAGTTCCGCCGGATCGAGAACGTCCTGAAGCCTGACGTCAACGATGCCCGGCTTGTTCTTGCTCCAGGGATTGATGAAGGTCCAGCCGGGTTCATAACCGGCATAAGGCTTCTCGCTCGCTTGTCTGAACGGCAGGTGCAGACTCTTCACCGGGACAGTCGGGAACTTCTCCTTGATCACTTCCGCGACGGCCTGCTGCATCTTCTTATATTCCGGAGACTTCTGCGCCTCCGGCGAAAAGAGCAGCGAGCAGGCGTAGACCGGATCACTGCCGGGAGCCCGCGGCTTTGGCGTAAAGAGTACGGGGAAGGAGAGGGTAGCGTAGGGGGTGGTGACGGCCGTAGCCATGACGTGGTTCCTTATCTAAGGATGAGACATTCTGAGACATTCTGACATCGTACCCCGAAGGGACATGCCGTAAATACAACGTGCGTCGTAAACTTTCAAGCCCCCTCCTCAAGGCTTTCGGTGAGCTGCTCGAAAACCGACTTGGCGTCGGTCTTGACCCCGGGACGGGGGTCTTCGTCACGGGCGAGGGTAGTGCCGGAACTCTCCTTCGTGATGTACGCTGCAACGCTGCCGGGATCTTCCTTCGCCGCCTTCAAGGTTTTCTTGACTTGAGTCGGCGTGCGTAGTTTGAGCAAGCCGTCAACATGAGGAAACATATTATTCACATCGGCCAACGCCTCGTCGGCATCAATCCACTTCTCCATCCCCCGCTTCGCCACAAGCTTCCAGCCCGGAACCGTCTGGCCGCGGTCGAGGCGCTGGGAAGCTTCCGCCTGAACTTGATTTATCCAAGCCTGAACCAGCTCGGCTTTGTCGAGTATCTCCGCGAGATCATCGTTGGTTAAGCTTGTGGTCACTTGATCGAAAGTCATACGCGCCTCGTACTGTGCAAGATTAGCCAAAGCCGAACACTCTCCCGCCCGGACACACCAGCGGCAGTGGTCCCCCGGGATCTCCGTCTGGTCGTCGGCGTCGATCCGCACGATCGCCGGGAAGAGGATCGTGTCGCGCCAGGCATAGAGAGCAGTGACGTCGATCATCTCGGTGTTCTGGCCGGGGGTGTTCTCCGTCCGCGGCTGGATGATGGTCATCTGGACGGTGTCGATCGGGTATGCCGCACCGATACTGTTGACCGCCCCCAGGGCGTAAATCCGGAGCTGCGGATTGTTCACGGCGGAGACCTGGACGCCTCTCCCATATTTGAGATCCACGATCTCAAGGTTCTCGGTCACCCGGTCGTAGGCGACGACGTCGGCAGTGCCGTAAAGCTTCTCGCCGCCCAACACCGGCACCGTCACCACGCTCTCGGTCCGGAAGATGTCGGCTCCGGCCTTCAGGCGCTCGACGTAGCTGACATATCGCTCGACGGCATCGACCATGCCCTCGGACACGTCCACCTCCACCCCGTCGCACGTCACCGTGTCCGGAGCCGGGAGGCCGTGGATCAGCATGTCGGCGACTTCGTGGGCGGCCTGGCCCTCGGTGGTGTAAACAGTGGGGGCCCTTCGCTTCCCCCTGGCCTTGGTGACCGACGCCGGGCACTTGATCCAGATCGACGAAGACGACGGCGAAGCGTCGGCGTGGGCGTTCATAGAATACCTTTCCTGATCAGATCCTGGGCCAACGGCGACAACGGCGCGACGATCCGGAGACGCCATTTGATCGCCCGCCGGTTGGATGGAGTCAGCCCGAACAAGCCGCTCTCCTCGATGATGCCTTTTTCGTACAAGTGCGTCATGTTCCCCGACACCGCCTGGTGGATGCGAGTCAGCTCCCGCTCGATCTCGTGACAAGTCAGCGGGACCGGGTGGTACTTCGACAGCACGCCGCAGATGTCCCGGTCGAGCATTGCCGAGACCGGAAGCATACTATGCCAGGCCCATCGTGATGTCGGCCGGTACACGTCAGGTGTGGTCCTCGACGGTGATCCCGGCGGCCTCGAAATGGGCTTTGATCCCCTCGTATTCGAGACGCTGCTGGGCGTCGAACTGGTCTTCGTTGATCGGCATCGCCTTTACCCAGGGCATCTTGACGGCGAGGACGAGGACCTTCCCCCGCTTGTGGAAGATCATCCCGGATCTCGGGACCGTCCAGGCGCCGCCATCGGCCATGCGGTTAAAGTGTTGCAGCGACCACTCGACCATCACCGGGTCCAGGTTATGGCTCATAAGACGCTCTTGGTGAAATGCGCTTCCGCCGCGGCTTTCCATTTGTCCCGCTCGATCTTGAGCGCGGCAATCTCCACGCGCAGCCGGTCGATCTCCTTCACTTGCTGCTCGATGACTTTCTGAGCGAAAGCGTCGTTGAACGAGCGTATTTTCTCATTCATACCGGCGCTCGCAGCTTAGGCGGGTTCCCCGGCCGGATGGCGAGGAGATGGTGCTCGGGGCAGTAGACCGCCCCTTCCCTGGTGTCACGGGTCCGTCCGCAAAAGAGGGTAGACGCGCCGTCTCCGGACACCGGCCAGCGGCAAGTGTTGAAGTCCAGCTCCAGCATGGTGACTTTCCCGATCTTGATCTCGGGGACCACCCGTGAGGGCTTGGGCTTGGCGTTCGCCAGACGCGCCCGTCGTGTCCGCGCCCGGATATGTTTCTCCTGCGGCAGCTCCCGCCCTTGCTCGGCCCGCACCTTGTCAGGGTCTTGCTTCCACTTCTTCCGGTGAACCATCCCCAAAAATGCGTTGCGGGAGACCCCGCAACGCTCGGCGCAATAGGCGGCCTTGAAGCCGCTGAACCAAAGGTGCTCGGCGAGGGCCAGCCGCTCCGCGGGCCAAGCCGGGAACGACGTCCTAGTCGTGGTCATCGTTCTCGGGCCTCATCGGCTTTGCCCCAGATCTCGGTCTTCAGCTTGTGGACCTCGGCCTCAAGTGCGGCGACACGAGCCGACAGGCTCGGCCCGCCGCTACCTTCAAGCTGTACTCTTACCGGCGGCGCCGCCTCGGCGTTGGCGATCGGCGTGAACTCGGTGCCCAGGCCGTACTCGGGGAGCCCTTCGGTCGAATACCCGGCTTGGGCTTCCTCCCGGAGGATGTCGATCGGGCCGCGGGTGATCCCTTCAGGCGTCGTCATTGTCGCCTCCAAACTCTGCTTCCATCGCCTGGCGGATGTCCGGGAAAAGATCCTCGGCCAACAGGCTCAAGCGGACGCCGCCATGCTGGCTGGCGATCGAGTCGATGAAGGCTTTGGTCTTGTGCTTCTGCTTGGGGTCCGAGAAACGCTTCGCCAGCTCGTCGAGGACGAAGGCGCGATCGTCCGGGCCCGCCGCCGGTTTGGTTTTGCCGTTGGTAGCGTTGGCGGCAGCCACTTCCGGTTCCGGCTTCGGCTTGATCCGCCGCTTCTTGGGCGCCGCATCGGCGAGCTTCTCCTCGATCTTCTTGACGAGCGCCTCGGCCTCGGCCGCGGTCGGCTTGTCCTCGGGCCCCACCGGGGTGCCGGGATCGGTCCCCTGCGCGGACACCGTGACGACGAAACCGGCGACGCCGAAACGCTCCGTGGTGATCTTGAGCAGATCATCGAGCGGCATCGTCTTGGCGTTAGGCACGAGCATGGCTTTGAGGGCGATGCCGATATCGTCGGCGGTGTCGCCGGTAATTTTGATCTCTATCATTCTCGTTTTTCCTTTTTAACGAAAGAACGTTGCGTTGCGTCGCGTGGCCTCGCGTGGTGTTGCGCGGCTAGGCATCGTGATGCGTCGCGTTGTGATGCGATGCGGCGTGCCGTCGATCGATCTCTTCGATCATGACCAGGACGACGCGGAGGGCGTCGTCCACTTTCTGCATGGCGTTCTCGATCGCCAGTTTTACCTCGATCTCCTCCTCGGGGGTGAGATCGCCGCGGACCTTGAGCTGCTGGAGCGTCGCCATCGGATTAACGATCATGGTCGAAGTCCCCTTCCCGGGCGCGCTGGGCGAGCTTGCTCTCCCCGGCTTGCTCCAGGGCGTTGACCAGCTCGATCATCGGCGTGGCGTGCTGCGAGCCGAAGTCCGAGAACTCGCCGCTCTCCGCCCGCAGGGCGAGATCATCCAGGCCCTTGGCCTTGAGGACGGCGACGAGAAGCTTCTTACTCATGCGCTCTTTCTCCTAAAAACGTTGCGTTGCTATGCGATGCACAGTGTCGCGACGCGCCGCAGAGCGGGGCGTGGTGGCGCGGTGCGTAGCGTGGCCGTTTATTTCTTTTCCTTCTCTAATCTAGAAATCTCTCGGTTCAAGTAGAATTGCGCCTTCTTCAAGTCTTCTAGTATGTCACCTTTAAGACCAGCCCTCCAAATATACTTGACGGCGTTCCCCAAGCAGAAGTTCATGTGCTCGGTGATCTGGATGCACTCGACTCCCGAGCTATGGCTGACGTAATGCTTGGGGTGGTTGATCGGATCATCTTTGGTATCGTCCCAGCCGCCGTGGCGCCGGGCGAGGTCGTGCAGGGGGCGCATCGGGCGCATGTCTTCGTCGGTCATGGGTTCCTCCAAATGATCCGGTCGATCGTGGTCGGTCCGACATGCGCCGCGTCCCAAACGAACCAGGCAAAGGCCACCCCCGAAGTTGACTTGGGCCCCTCCCAGCCGTGCCGGTGCATCATCGGCAGCCGGTTGGCGAAGACGTGGATGCGCGAACAGCGGGCCAGGATCGCTGCTCGCCCCGTCGACTCGTAGAAAGCCAGCCGGGCGAGGACGATCACCAGCGGGCAGAGAGTGATGGCTTTCGCCACGAATTTCCCGGCCAAGCGGTAAGGCGGGTTGGTCAGGATGGCCCCGGTCCCCACGGGTACGCGATCCTGGACCAGGAAATCCCAACCGGCGGCGTCCTGGTCCGGGGAGGAGTAGTCGATCAGGTCGGTGGCGTAGACCTCGTGCCCGTGCGAACGGAGAACCCGGGCGATGGCGCCGAACCCACAAGCCGGTTCCCAGATCATCCAGGGCAGGGGCTCGGCTCCAAGCAGGGCCTCGACGGCGACCGCGGGGGTCTCGTAGAGGTCGTATCCCCTGACGCCGAAAGAGTGGCCCTTGTCGCCGCTGACACCCATCGTCATTTGCGGCACCTCCAGCTCCGGTTTTTGTAGACGGTCTTCATTCCGTGCTTGAGACAGAGCGGTTGGTCGGTGTCCGCGGACACGACTTTCGGCGAAGCGGTCGGTGAAGTCGGTGAAACTGAACGAGTTAGAGGCAACCTCCCCCTTGACTCCTCTAAACCAGTCGCGGGCAGCGTCCCGGGCGGGATCACACCCGCGACGATCGGCGCCTCCTCGGGCGTGAAAACCAACTGCGGAACCTCGTCCGCGTTTAAGCAAAAAGCGTAGCTCTTCCTGAAAATGAAGACCCCGACACTGGCATCGATCGAGGGGATGTTAAGCATCGCCCGAAGAGCCAGCGCGCTCGTCCGACTGGCATAGATTTTACAATCCGCCATGTCGGCAGCCGCAGCCGGAGCTGCCGCCAGGGCAGCCAGGATCAGCCCGCTTGCCGTTCGCATCGCTTCAGGTCCGAAAGTATGTGCTTGATAGCCGAGACGTTCCCCGGCGTGCCGGAGGTGATCACAAACCTACCTCCACCCGGCGGGGTGAAGCGCCAGTGCTGGCCCTTGGTATGCTCGACCGTCCAGCCCTTGTGCCGGTACTCCCGAACGATCTTCTCGATGTCACGAGTGTTCGACATCGTCTTCCTCCTCGTCCCCTTCCAGGCCCCACAGTCGGCAGAGCAGCTCGTCGAGGCGTGTCCGGGCAATCGTCAGGGCCTCTTCGGAGTCGGGCCACTGTTCCTGGATCACCCCCACCACGATGAAGGCGGCGAACTTCACTGTCGCCGACGCGACGTAGCCCGCCTTCTCCTCGGTGGTGCGGTTCTCGGACATGAGCCAGCGCTCGAACGCCGGCCAGGCATCCGACGCCATCAACCGAGCCATCGTCTTGGCCGACTTGCCGCCATTGAGGAGGGCTTCTTCGATCCGGGCTTGCCCTTGGGGGCCTAGTCTCAGGCTCATGGTTTTCTCCGTTGCGTTGCGTCGTGGCGCGGGGCGAAGAGGAGCGTGGTGCGGCGAGGCGTTGCGCTGCGACGTAAAATGAATAAAGAAAAAGCGTTGCGATGCAGGGCGACGTGTTGCGGAGTGGAGAGAGGCGATGCGCAGCGGAGCGATGCGCTGTGGTGAAGTAAAAATCATCCAAACAACTCCGCCAAGTCTTTAGATTTACGGACTAAAATTTGTTGAATGCGATCGTCGAGAGTACCGGCAGCGCAGGCCATGCGAACAAGCACGCCGTCCTGCTGCCCAATTCGATGAACTCTACAACTTGCTTGAAAATTGTCGGCCGGGGAGAACGAACTCTCGGCGAAGACGACGTCGGAACAGGGCGAGCCCTTGCTGACTAAAGTTAGGCCAACGCCGCCCGCCAAAATTTGTCCGACAAAAATTTTTGCCTTCCCGGACATGAAACGCTGAATGGCGGATCGTCGGGCGTCGAGGTTGTCGCGACCGTCGAATTTCACGGGCGCATACTGGGCGAGGAGCCGCTCATAAGCGTCGATGACCTCGTGATGGCGGCACCAGAGGACGAGTTTTCGGCCGGGGTCCGAGTCGAGAAAATCGGACACCCACTCGACCACCGCCGGGACCTTGGCGAGACCGAGCTGCTGGATCTCAGACTTAGCGACACCGGCCCGAAGTTGGGCGAGAAGGGCATCGTCGTCTAGTTGATCAAAACGTTGCGTTGCGATGTGTTGCGCCGCGGAGTGCTGCGCCGAGCCGCGATGCGGAGCGTTGCCACGCGATGCGCTGTGCCGCGGTAAAATATCGACAGGTAAAACAGTGAAATCGAGCGGCGGTAATTGAGGAAGAACGTCTTTCTTTCTCGCCATGAGCAGCATCGGGGCGATGCGTGCCCGCAGCTCTGGAAGGTTCCTGCTGCCGGTGATCCGCTCGACCATGCGCTGGCCGACCTGGAAATGTTCGACGACGCAATACCGGCTCTTGAACTCGTGTTCGAGCATGGGCTCATTGTTGACCGGCGACAGGATCAGGTCCGGGCGAAGGTGGAAGAGCAACGGCCAGAGTTCCGCGGCGTGGTTAGGCGCGGGCGTCGCCGACATCGGATGAGGCCAGCCGAGCATGTCGCTGCGGAGAAGATCGAAGATCCGCCGGGAGCGGTTCGACGTGGGATTTTTGAGGTAGTGGCTTTCGTCGATGATGGTGGCCTGAAAGGGCCTGGTATCGGCGAGATGCTGGGCCACTTTTCCGGACTTCTCGGACACGGCGCCGTAGGAAGCCAAGAAGACGCCATTGCCACCCGGTACAGGTCCGCGGACGATGGTCACAGGCGGATGCCCCGGCCACCACTTCACGACCTCAGACTCCCAGACCAGGACCACCGAGTGCGGGCAGAACACCAGGACCCGCCGGTAGCCCCGGCGCTTGACCGTCTCGATCGCCACGCGCGTCTTTCCCAGCCCGGGATCGAACGCATTGAGCGTCGGCGCCGGGGCCGTGCCGATCGCGCGGACGGCAGCCTCCTGGTAGGGGTAGAGCGATTGCATTTTCATGATCCGTTGCGTAGCGCCGTGCTGCGTTGCGTAGCGCCGCGATGCTTCGCGCGGCGATGCGCCGTGTTGTGAGGCGCCGAGCCGCCTTGCGTCGCGGAGCGCGGCGAAAGGCTAAATGGCACTCCAAACAAACTTCTCGACGCGGAAACGGCCATTCAGACCGCCGTTTTCGCTGCGAAATCTTCCAATCCCAATGAACCTTCCGGCCTCGTTGACGTGCCGTTCGAAGACCGGCTCGGTCACCGTGTCGTCGAGGATGACGAAGCGGGCGACGCCAGACCAGACCGGCCACTGCGGGAATGTCCGCTTGACCCGCTTGCCGCTGCCGCGCTTGCCGTCAGCGTTGGCGTTGATGGTCACTGACGGACAATCCGACTTGTGGCAACCGACGAGGACGACATCGTTCTCGCAGATGACGCCGCCCGTGAAATGCTTGGTGAACGTCGCCTTGCCTTTCCCCGGTATCTGGTCGCCGAGCCGTTTCGCCACGGCGTCGAGGGCTTGTTTGAGAGCCATCGCCGGAACGACGATCTCGTCCTTGTCGTTGACGTTGCACTTCTCGCGCCATGTCCGCTTCTCGTAATCGTCCCAGCCCTCTTTGTTGAGTTTGGGCGTGTCGTGCTGACGGGACTGCGAGTAAGGGCTGACGCTGGTCAGATGGACTTCGACGATCTTAGGCATGGTTGGTCTCCATTGGTTGGTCGTTGCGTCGTGTCGAGGGGCAGGGCGATGCGTGGCGGCGCGAAGCGAAGCGCCGCACCGCGGGGCCGCGTGTTGCGCGGCGGAGAGTGGGGCGTAGCGTTGTGCTGTGCTGCGGTGCGGAGAGCCGCGAAGCGAAGCGCTGCGAGGACGCTGCGGCGCGGTGCGGGGCGTAGCGTTGCGGGGCGGAGCGAAGCAGAGCGTGGCGCCGGAAAAACCTCCAAAATATCGTTGCGTGGCGACGCGAGGCCGCGTGTCGTGATGAGTTGCATCGTGTCGCGAGGCAAGGTGTCGAGCGGCGTTGTGTCGTGTAGCGACGAGAAATGAATAAAGGAACGTTGCGTTGCGGCGCGTGGCGATGCGCTGCGCGGCGCGGCGACGAGTTGCGCGGTGTCGCGATGAGCTGCGGCGTGGAGCGATGCGTAGAGAAGCATTTTAAAAATCGTCGCGGCGCGAGGCGTTGCGATGCGATGCGAGGCGAAGCGCAGCGGTGTGCAGCGCCAAGGAAAGAAACGAAGTAATCGTTGCGTTGCGGAGCGATGCGATGCGGGGCGAGGCATCGCGTGGTGTCGCGGCGAGAGGCAGCGAGGCGCGTAGAGAGGCGTGGCGAGGAAGTCACGTTGACAGCCCCAAGGCACGCAGCGTCGCCTTGATCGGAAGGCTTCCCGCCGAGCCGCCGACCGTGGCTTGTCCGACCGTGAGCAGGGATCGCTCGCGGGCCAGATCGACGACCACGGACAGGACCGACGCGAGCGCAATCGCGCGCTGGC